TTATCGTAATTGTAATCGTCATTATAATTTTTATTTTTGCGAAACTTACCTACAAATTTAGACACCAACTTCTCCTATCTCATCACTTCAAAAGTAATACCACGAATTTTGGTTTCAGGCATATTATGCATATCATTTTCTGATACATATGTAATATTTGCCATTGGCCAGCAGATTTGAACAATTTTTAATAATTGACATACCGTGCCATCTAAATCGTCAAATGAATAAACTTCATCTACACATTTTAGACTTTCAATGATTTTTCTTCTCGTTTGGTAATTATGAACAAACCCACCTTGCGTATACATGAGATGATAATCTGTATGAATGCCAACAGCAAGCCAATCTCCTCTAGCTCTGCATTTTTTGAGGAATTCCAAATCTTCACCTGATAGTGGGTCAAAACAACCAGAAACTACGATGACTTTATCTTTTTTTGCCATTACGGTAATAAGTTGGGAAATGCCTCTTTAACAAATTTATAATCCAAACCTCTTACGCCTAAATCTTTTTTAAATATTCCCATGATAACTTCTGCTTCACGGCGTTCCATTGATTCTAACATAGATAAAAGTAATTCGGTTCTTTTTTGTGGATGTAATATTTCAGCTGTTGGGTCGCCTTTACGGAATAGATATAATTTTCTTAAATTGCCGGCAAGTTGTTGAAATGACATACCTGGTATTAAATCAGGAAATTTATAACTGTGGGGAATTTCAGTAACCATCCATTGATAATCAGGATGATAAGTGAATAATAATACATTGACTAAAACTTGCGATAAGTTTCTTTCAACAACAGCCATTCTTTCTTTTTTGTTTTTTGCTAAATCAAATTCATCTAAAATTTCGTAAATATTCTTCATTAAAATTCCTCAATTACTTCTAACAGATTTTTCAATTTATGTTCTATAAAATAGTTCAGTAAATGTTGGCGAGATGCCGGCTTTATTTCATTATATGTATTTATAATCTTTTCTTGTATTTCTTTTGGTATATAGTCAAGGTCAATTAAAGTGGTGTTGCGGATAAAGTTTGTTTTGTCAGTATCATTATATTGGTTTGAATCTTCTTTCAAATATTTATCAAGAACAGTTTTGGTAACAGGTTTCTGTCTTAAATCACGGACAAAACAATCGGAAGGTGAGAAGATATTAGGAATACCATCACCTTTATCACCACGGATAATCTTTTCTTTTAATTCTAATTTTGGATTAGACGATACAATATATTTCTTCAATGATGGATTGTATTGTTTAACATTAGGATATTGCTGTAACTGTAGGAAATCACCATCACTAGATAAAATTAATATCTTCTGTGTATGAGCATGAAGTGGAACTAACGTACCAATGATATCATCGGCTTCTGCACCTTCAACATCAATGACCTTATATGGAAAGTTTTCTTTCAGTTCAGCCTTAAATTTAGCAAGCATATCAAAAATCATATGCCAATCTAAATCGGACTTTTCTCTAGTCTTTTTACGACCCGCTTTGTAAAATGGAAAATATTCTTTTCTCCAATACTTACGATTATCGCAACATAATATAACTTCACCATATTCTTTGAAATTCTTCACATGGTTACGAATAATGTTTAATGTCATATGACGAATTAGATTTTCGTCTAATTTATTTTTCTTTTGTGCTGAGATTTGTGCCATGAGTCCGGCAAGTAATACCTGATTTAAATCAATAAGTAACATAATAAACTTTCAAGTTTCAAAACTCTATTATATCACTTCTCGGTCAGTTTGTCAAATAAAACTTTAGCAATTGTACCGGAAACTGTTGTTTTTTTGAAAAAGACACCAAACCAGCCTTGTGGTAGTAATCCAGAGAGGTATTCTAATGGGTCTATTAAAATGGCTTCAAACATATCGACATTATACAATTCACCTTTTCTATCTTCTTTAAAAAGTATAATATGGTAGTTACTACCTAATTCACTTTCATCAAGTCTTGTAACTTCGCCTTGATAATAATTACCGTAAACATCTACACCTCTGTTATCGGTTGATACACAATATAATACATCAAAGTTTTTCCCTTTGAATTTGTTCAGCGATTCTAACATTATAGTCCTTAATGTGTGATTTTCTAATTCGGCACATTATCCAATTATTGTAATAGTCATCTGTTTCCATTACACAACGGATAAACTGTTCTTTTGCTTCAAGATAACCACATTCACCCTTAGAACGGCAAAGATGTAATATTTCTCTCGTAAAGTTGTCCTTACCTAATGATAACACATCTTGCTTCAGGATGTCATTACTTCCATAATAAGTTTGCCAATCTGAGTTGGCTTTATATTTTTTCTTTTTACCCTTTAACTGCTTGGTACGCATTGAGTAAAAGAACTTTTTACCAATATATTTTTTTCCATTGGAAAGATTGGTGATACAATATACAAATCCATATGAATCACCAATCATATCTTCCGTAAAATCAGAGCCTTTATGAACCCAATTTAGTCCCATTGTTCATCATCAATGATTTCATCATCTTCTTCATCAACTTCTTCGGTAATTGATTCAATTGTTTCACCACAAAACGGACAAAATTCGGGGAACTCAGCAGATACTAATTCTTCCATATATTCTACACCATAAGTTGATTCACAACTTAGGCATTCTCCTGTTAAAATTTTATTTGTCATTTCTTTTCCTTTAAGCCCATATATCGGACCAGTTTCCTGTTAAAGCACCTTTCGCATAATCTGTTGCTCTGTTTTCAAAAAAGTTTGTATGTGTAGGAGCATTAATCATTTCTTCTACCCATGGCAAAGGATTCTTCTTAACTTTAAAGATACCTTTTAATCCTAAACTAATCAATCTTCTATCGGCAATATAACGAATATATTTCTTCACATCTTCCGAAGTTAAATTCTCCATAGGACCCATCTTAAATGCTAAGTCAATAAACTTTTCTTCAAGTTCAACCATCTTCTCAGCTATACTATATATCTTCTCTTTTAAGGTATCATTCCAAATTTCTTTATTTTCTTCTATGTATGTTCTAAACAATTTAATCATAGATTCGCAATGTTGTGTTTCATCTACAATTGACCATGTAATGATTTGACCCATACCTTTCATTTTACCGTGGCGTGGGAAGTTTAACAACATAATAAATGAACTAAAGAGTTGCATACCTTCAGTAAATGCGGAGAATACTGCGATATGGGTTGCTGTATTTTCTTTTGTTGTATTTTTACTTGATATGTCTAAAAGATAGTCATGTTTCTCTTTCATCTCAGCATACTCCATAAACTCATTATAGGTAGTCTCAGGAAGACCTAAGGTTTCAATCAAATGAGAATATGAAGCAACGTGAAGTGCTTCTCTTGCCGCAAATCCTAACAACATCATACGCACTTCAGGTTGTGGAAAGTAAGGAAGATAGTTCTTCACATAACCACCGGCCACATCAATATCGCCTTGTGTAAAGAATCTAAAGATGTTTGTAAGAAATTGTTTTTCACTATCAGTTAATTTTTTCTTCCAATCTTTTACATCTTCCATCATAGGAACTTCCGTATGTAACCATGATGACTGCTCATGTTTTAACCATGCGTCATAAGCCCATGGATAGTTAAAAGGTTTAAATGCTGTTCGTTCTTCTGTTATATTTAAATCTGTTTTTTTTATCATTTTTTAAACCAAATTAGAGTTGCGATAATATTAACTACACAAAAATATGCATTCTGTATAATTAACGGTTTATTTTTTTCTGTTTTTAGTTGGTCATAAAGTATAACAAAATGAGCCACCACAAAACAAGGAAAACAATACTGTATCCATGGCATTTTTAGTGCCACGGACGTACCTGCTAAGATGAATAGTATGGTAGAAACCCACTTGATATCAAAGTCTTTCATTATCCTTCACACGCAATACAATCATTACCTTGCGCTATTTGTTCCATGTCAAGTTCTTTAATCACTTGGCGTTCAATTCGTTTTGATACTTTATCTGCTTTACCAATCTTTTCTGAACGGCAATAATATAAAGTTTTCAATCCTTTTTTCCATGCCATATAATGTATAGCATGAACATATTTAATATTTGCATCAGGTCTAAAGAATAGATTTAATGATTGTGCTTGGTCAATATATTTCTGTCTATCAGCAGCCAACTCAATCACCCATCGTTGGTCAATCTCCATTGATGTTTTGAATACTGCTTTGTCGTTCTCTGACATCCAATCTAAATGTTGAACCGAACCATCATTGGCGATAATGGAAGACCAAACTTCATTATACCAATCTTCCGGTTTTTCGTTTGATATTTCAATAATCAATTCATCTAGCCATCTGTTCTTGTTAAGGAATGACCCCGATAAAGTGTCCTGACGGTACGCATTAGCACGATAAGGCTCAATACTAGGGCTAGTATTTCCCATAATGATAGACGAAGAAGCATTTGGAGCAATAGCCATAAGATGACTAAAACGCAAACCAGTACCGTGAGCATCTGGCGCTTCGCCTCGCTCTGTTCCCAAAGTTTTATTAGCTTCATCCAATCCCTTTCTAATTGAACTAAAGATTTTATTATTGGCAATTTTTGCCATTACGCCTTCAAAAGCAATATTATTTTTTTGTAGATAAGCATGAAAACCCAACGCACCAATCCCGATACTTCTTTCACGCTGAGCAGAAAACTTAGCACGACTAATGGAATCAGGAGCGTTATCAATAAAATACTGTAAAACATTGTCCAGCATTTCAGCAACATCTTTAAGAAATAATTTATTATCTTTCCACTCATCATATGTCTCCAAATTTAAAGAGGATAAACAACATACAGCAGTGCGTTGTTCGTTTGTTGGTAAAATAATTTCACTACACAAATTTGATTGATGAACTTTCAAACCTTTATCTTTTAACCATTGAGGTAAATGTTCATTACTTGTATCAATAAAATGTAAGTATGGTTCTCCTGTGTGCATACGCAACTCTAGGATCATTTGCCATAAATGTTTTGCTGAGACTACTTCTCTTACTTCTTTTGTTTTAGGATCAATCAACTTCCAAGAATCATCAAAATCTGCATCTAACATACATTGTTCTATAATGTACATAAAATCATTTGTGATATTAACTCCATGGTGCATATTTAAACAACGCTGATTTTGGTCGCCTGTTGGCTTCCTCATTTCGAGGAACGGAATGATGTCAGGATGAGAAATATCAAGATAAGCGGCATAAGAACCCCTACGAGTGCGACCTTGCCTATAAGCGAGAGAACTTGCATCATAAATTTTAAGATGTGGCATAACCCCTGTAGACTTATCATCAGCAGAACGGATACCAAAACCAATGCCCACACCACCGCCCAACATGGATAACCAATTAGTTTCCGAAAGGTTATCAACTAATCCCTCCGCAGTATCTTCAATATAGTTAAGGAAACATGATATAGGCATACCACGCTTACTGCGACCGAAAGAAAGAATGGGAGTGCTATAAGATAGCCAATGCTGACTAGAATACTCATACAATCTTTGGGAATGGTCCAAATTGCTTCCAAATGTTTTTGATACAAAGGCAAAACGTTGTTGAGGAGTTTCTTCATCATCTCTCATGTAACTTTCTTTTAATCTTTTAATTCCAAGTTCGTCAAATAATTTATCTCTTTCTAAGTCTATTTTAATTCCTAGATGTTCCATGTGCACCTTCTAATTGTTATATTAATTACCGTATCCAAATATTTCTTTTTTGTATTCTTCTGACCAATAATCGTAATACTTTGTATTTTGTAACTTCTCACGAGCTTGGATTAATTTCTCTCTTGGTTGAACAAGTATGATGGGATATTCACCGTTACCTGTATTAACACCATTTATAAAACCGGGATTTGATGGGTGGTCTTTGAGAAAGATTAAGTCTGGTCTTTTTTTTTGCAATTCTGATATAGTCTCTATTAAATCTCCATCCGTTAAATTTTTCAGTAAATTATAAAAAATAACTATTTCAAAATTTTCTAATGATTCAATGTATCTCAGTATGTAGGCTTTACATTCATAAGCAATGCATGACCAATGTATTTGTTTTTCTTCTAACACTTTCTTGGCAAATGGACAAATACTAAACCCACCAAGTTCATCCTTTTTCTCAGATATGCGTTGTATCCATTGTATTAAATTTTCTTCCAATTCACCCACTCCATTTTAGCTCTGAGATTTACAAATGTATTTTTACTTATAATATCTTGGATTTCATCAGGAGAAAAACCATTTATAACCATATCATTAATATCTTTATCTTGCATGAACTCAGGCCATATTACAACATTAAAATGATTATCTATTGCGTGTTCTAATTTTTGAACAATTTGTTTATTACGAGGTTCATTATCAAATACAAGAACTACTTTACTTCTATCTAATACATTAACAATTGATTCTAAATTAGCATCAGCAGTAGCCACCGCATTGTCTAGGAACATGGAGTCAATAGGACCTTCCACTACATATACTTTTTTATCCTGGTCTATCCTATCGAGTCCGAATACTTTATGATTATCGTCATGTAACTTGATAGTGATATATCTCAGTTTACTTTCACCGAGAGCCCTACCTTGTACCGCCACCAGATTTTTGTTTTCGTCAAAGAAGGGAATAACGAGCCGCTGGTCATTTTTTTGCAATGACTCTTTTTCAATCCCAAGATTTTGTATGAAGGTTGAGAAATCTGGCGCAAAG